AACTGTACAGCGAATACGCAAAAAGCGATCCGTGGATGTATCCCACTTACTGGATACCAATGCCTGCAATGGGACCAACGGCACAGGAGTTTGCTGGCATATTCTATCTTGCAAAAGGAGCGTCTGGCAACTCTGGAGCGTCTGCGGACTCCAACTACGCAGCGTTTCTCCTTGCAATGTCAGGAACAGGCAGAACATACACCGTGGATTGGGGAAACGGAGTCACCACTTCACACGCCTCAAACACAGTTGCACAGCGCCAATACAACTGGGCGGATTTTCCAGGCACAGACACTCCCGAAGGATACAGGCAAGTTCTCATACGGGCGTATCCACAGCCACACCCACAAGGGGCAACTCTTACCACCATAACACTGAACTCACGCTTCTCGGCAGCAGGAGTCACCCTTCCAAGCATTGCAAACTCTCCCAATGCAAGTCATATGTGGGCATACATCAAGATGGCAGGGGTGGGAATAAGCAGTGTGTTCTCTGATGGGTGGAGAGTGGGAATGAAGCACCTTGCCCTCATAGAAGTTGCGACAGAAATGCCCGTCCCAACGAGCGGTCAATCAGCGTTCTTCAATGGATACTCTCTCCGTTGGTTTGCAGGCTTGGAAAAATATACAAGAAACCTGACAAACATGAACTCTTTTTTTGAAGGGTGCCGCCTGATGACCCGCATTCCGTGGGCAGATACAGGGAAGGTAACTAGTTTCCTCCGTGCATTCAACGGTTGCTCCAAAGTAAAAACCATTCCTCCTCTTGACTTCTCCAAATCAACATCGTTTGACCAGACATTTCAGAGTTGTGTCCTGCTAGAACACCTTCCGAAAATGAATACTAGCAGTGCAACAAACACAAGTGCGATGTTCAATGCGTGCTATTCCCTGCGCGAGGCTCCAGAGATAGACACATCCAATGTGACCCTGTTCACTTCCATGTTTCAGGGCTGTGCAAACATCACCACCGTTCCGCTCTACAACACTGTAAACGGTGGCACATTTGCCTCCATGTTCCAAAACTGTGCAAGCCTTCGTGAAATTCCAAAGTTCAATTTTCAGAATGCAAGATCCCTGAACGGATTTGCAGCAAACTGCAAACGATTGAAAATAATTCCCGAAGGATTAAGCACTGGAAATGTGCGTGACTGGCAGTCTGCGTTCACATACAATCAGGTAATGGTGTTCCCTGCAATGGACTATACCAATGGAACACAGTTTCAGAATATGCTGCTAGGCAGCAAGACTGTCCATGTAAAAGGATTTTCTGCTGGAGCGGTAGTGAACAACGGATACGGAAGAACTGCAAACTCCAACAGTATGTTCAGACAAAACTATCACCTCCGAAGATTTGAGGCAAGCAATCTACGCACATCAATTTCTCTCGCTGGCTGTATGCTGTCTGCGACTGCCATAAACGAAATATTTACTGGACTTCCAACAGTGTCGGGAACCACATACAATATTCATCTCACAGGAAATTGGGGAACTGGAGGCTGTTGTGCAGGAATAGCCACATCAAAAGGATGGACTGTGACCCTCACTGGAGGAGGCTTGGTTGCTTGAGCATAAATAGGAGGAGCAATGGACACTTCAGGATTTTACCTATTGGAAACAGATGGAACTATTTCGGGACTGCTTCACGCACCAAACTTCGTGGACTCTCCTAATTACTCCATCAGCAGAGAACACAGGGAAGAATACGAGTATCCTGTGCATGGGTGGAGGTGGTTTGATTCACGCGAAGACGCACTGGCGTTTCACGGAATAACAGATCCACCTCCCCCGAGTGAAGAACCCACATATACAGACATGACCGTGCATTACGAACCGCCACAAGAACAAGGATAAATTATGCCAGAGACATACAAAAGTTTTATGACACTACTTGGAACCACTGCAAACACAAACATCTACAATGGATTGTGTTCAGGAACAGCAATCGTCAACAATGTAAACTTCAGCAATGTGAGCAACCTTGGTGGAGTGGAAGTTACTCTTGAGGCAGTACGAGGTTCTACAGCGTGTTCGCTTATAACAAATGCTGCTGTTCCTATTGCCACAACATTTCAGGCACTGGACTCTCCTATTGTGCTAGAAGCAAATGATTATTTAAGAGCAAGAGCAGGACTCACCGGATTTGTCCATGTTTTTGTTTCTTTGTTAGAAATTACCTGATACTAAAATACTCGCAGCGAATACTTTAGAGAGGCGCAAGCCTCTCTTTTCGCTATACTGTGACTACATAATCTACCCAACAAAACAGGAGTAAAACCATGAAGCGACTTCCCACACTCTACCAAGAGTTCATCCATCTGTCTCGTTACTCTCGCTGGCTTGAATCCGAAAAGCGCCGCGAGTCTTGGGAGGAAACGGTGGATCGCTACTTCCGCTTCTTTGACGAGCAGTTCACCGAGGGGGGCGTGAAGATAAATAAGGCAGTCCGCGAAGAATTGCGTGAAGCAGTGCTGAATCTTGAGGTCATGCCGTCCATGCGGTCGCTGATGACCGCAGGTGAAGCCCTGAAGCGGGACAACACCGCTGGTTACAACTGCTCATACATTGCTGTAAACAAGGTTCGCGCATTTGATGAGATTCTGTATGTTCTCATGTGCGGAACCGGAGTAGGCTTCAGCGTGGAGCGCCAGTATGTTGAAAAACTTCCTACAATTGCTGAAGAGTTTACCAACAGTGATACAGTCATTGTGGTCAAGGACTCCAAGGAAGGTTGGGCAAAAGCCTTCCGTGAACTTGTATCCCTACTTATTGGAGGTCAAATCCCCCGATGGGATTTGTCTCACATTCGTCCTGCTGGTGCGCGCCTCAAGACTTTCGGTGGACGAGCAAGTGGACCGCAGCCGCTTGAAGACCTGTTCCGATTTACCGTCAGTACTTTTAAGAAGAGTGCTGGCAGAAAACTCACTTCCATTGAGTGCCACGATATTGTCTGTAAGATTGCAGAGATTGTCGTGGTCGGCGGAGTTCGTCGGTCGGCTCTTATCTCGCTATCGAATCTCACCGACGAGCGAATGCGCGATGCTAAGGTGGGACAGTGGTGGTTGGAGAATCCCCAACGGGCACTAGCAAACAACTCTGTTGCCTACAAGGAGAAGCCCGAGATCGGCACCTTCATGGAAGAGTGGGTGTCGCTCTACAAGAGCAAGAGCGGTGAGCGCGGCATCTTCAACCGACAGGCTGCACAAAAGACTGTTGCGAAGTTGGGCGACCGCCGCGACCACACCTACGAGTTCGGCACCAATCCCTGCTCCGAGATCATTCTCCGAGACAAGGAGTTCTGCAACCTGAGCGAAGTGATTGTCCGCGCAGAGGACACCGCAGAATCCCTGAAGCGAAAGGTTCGCCTTGCGGCTATCTTGGGCACATGGCAAGCCTCGCTTACCCACTTTCCGTATCTCAGCAGCGACTGGCGCAAGAACTGCGAAGAGGAGCGGCTGCTTGGCGTTTCTCTCACAGGCATTCTTGACAACGCAATGATGCGTAAGCAGGGTGGGGAACTTGATGCCCTGCTTGAATCCCTGAAGGCTCATGCCGTTGAGACAAACAAGGAGTGGGCAAAGCGGATCGGAATCGCTCCCGCTGCGGCTATTACTTGTGTAAAGCCAAGCGGTACGGTGTCGCAGTTGACCGATTCTGCGTCAGGCATCCACGCACGGCACAACGAGTATTACATCCGCACCGTCCGTGCCGACCGCAAAGACCCCATGTGCCAGTTTATGATTGACAAGGGGATTCCTGCGGAGCCGTGTGTGATGCGTCCCGACCACACAATGGTGTTCTCGTTCCCCATGAAGGCTGTGGGTTCCGTGACCCGCAACGACATGACTGCAATCGAACACTTGGAGTTGTGGCTCACCTATCAGCGGCACTGGTGCGAACACAAGCCCAGCATCACGGTGACGGTTCGTGAGCATGAATGGATGGAAGTGGGTGCGTGGGTTTACTCGCACTTTGACGAGATCAGCGGCATCTCGTTCCTGCCACACTCCGACCACACTTATCAGCAGGCTCCGTATCAGGACTGCACACAGGAGCAGTACGAAGCAGCAGCAGCCCGTCTTCCAAAGGAAATTGATTGGACGGAGTTGACGAAGTTTGAAAAAGAAGACACCACAAAGGGCACCCAAACCTTTGCGTGTTCGGGTGACAAGTGCGAAGTTGTTGATATAAATACTTAATACCCCGCAGGAGATAGCATCTCCCGCCCGACAACCCCCTTCTAGAGGGGGTTGTTTCTTTTCTATAAATACAAAATGGAGAGAACTTTGTATTGGGTTATTTCGTAATACGGGCAAAGGAGATCATCATGGTTCTACCACTACTTGCCGCACTTTACCTGAACTCGCCTCCAACAGTAGACACGGCTCCACCCATAGACACCGTGTTTGTGAAATGGAAAGACTCCGCAAACAAAAACGAAATACTGTCGTCTATCAGTGGGGTGGAGTCGGCTACCCACTATTCAAATATCCCAAACCTGACACTGCTGGACATGACGGATATCCGATCCGCGAAGAGAGCGGTGGCACAACTGTCCACCAATCCAAGCGTGGAATTTGTTGAAGAAGACCGATGGATCACGGTTGAACGGCAGTCATTCCCCCCACCAAACGATACAGGATTTTCTCAGTGCTGGGGATTGCGGAACACTGGCTCTGCGGGTGGGGTTGCAGGATGGGACATGGGTGCGCTTGACGCATGGAGCATCACAACAGGAAACCCCAACATCAAGGTAATGGTGATAGAAACCGGAGTGGAAGAAACCCATCCTGATTTGAACACACAGACAGGACGAGACTTCACCACAGGAGCGGTGAACGGTGTGGCAGGAGGAAGCCCCACCAATTCATGCGACAATCACGGAACAGCGGTGGCAGGATGCGTGTCTGCACGGATAAACAATTCATCTGGAACCGTAGGAATTGCACCTGGTTGCACCGTTGTTTCGGCAAAGGTAGGAATTGCAAGCACTCCTTGCAACGGATCATGGAGCGGACAGACTAGTTGGACCGTCAATGCACTGAATTGGGCAGCAAGCAACGGAATACGAGTAACAAACAACAGCAACGATTACGGCAGCACATCCAATGCCATGAGCAGCGCGTATTCCGCAACCAGAAACGCAGGAATCGTTCACTTTGCGAGTGCAGGAAACGGAGGAACCGATGGAATGGGGTTTCCTGCCAGACTCAGCACCGTGAATGCCGTAGGCTCTTCTTCCCGAAATGGAACACGATCATCCTTTTCTAGTTACGGAAATGGAATTGCCTTTGTTGCTCCAGGTCAATCCATATACACAACAGACCGAACCGGAAATTCAGGATACAACAGCGGAAACTGGGTGACCATAGACGGAACATCATTCTCTTCTCCGTATGCGGCAGGTGTTGCTGCACTACTTCTTTCAGTAAATCCCAATCTAACTCCTGCCCAAGTAGAAAGTGCTATGAATACCACGGCAGATGACATGGGAACGGCAGGCTACGATATTTTTACAGGGTGGGGAATGATTGACGCAGGAAAGGCTTTGCGATCCGTTCTGCCAACACTCTGTCCTGCGGACATCAATAGGGATTCCGTTGTGAACGGAAACGACTTGGGAATACTGCTCGGTGGGTGGGGAGGATCGGATCAGGACTCCGATTTGAATAAAGATAACAGAGTTGATGGAATTGATTTAGGAATCCTATTAGCCGCATGGGGAGACTGTTAAAACAACAAACCCCCTTTCGGGGGTTTGCTTTACTCTGCTGTTTCGGCAACAGGAGGCGCAGTCAGCGCGTCCAGTTTCTTTTGCAGTGCTGCCTTTTCCTTTTCGGCAATCTGCAACTTGGCTTCAAGCAGGATGCCCTGCGTCATCAGTGTATTGATCTTGTCCTGTAGGATGGGAATCAGCACGGTTTCATTGTAATTCTCTGCTTCAATCATGGATAGTATCCTCCTCTCCTGTATGTAGACCACCTAAATAAGGGTATGGTAATAGCAGGAATTGACTATTCTCTGTGTGGTCCCGCAATCTGCTTGTTCCGCGCAAACGGCACAGGCAAGTTCTCGTACAGCGGATGCTCCTTCTATTTCCTCACCGACAACAAGCGGCAGTCCGAGATCCGCACCATGAATATTTTTGGTGAGCGGTTGAGTGATTGGGACAACGATCAGCACCGCTACGAAACCATTGCAGACTGGGCGATTGACATTGTGATGGGCTGCACCCATGTGGCACTGGAAGGCTATGCGTATTCCGCAAGCGGCAAGGTGTTCCACATCGCAGAGAACACAGGCATTCTTAAATACAAACTGTACCAGTTGAGCGTTCCTGTCACGGTGATCCCGCCCACCGAAGTAAAGAAATACGCCACAGGCAAGGGCAACGCAGACAAGAACGCCATGTACGATTCGTGGCTGCTGGAGACAGGGATCAATTTAAAAGGACTCTTGACACCGAAGCGCCAAGAGTCCGTGAGTCCTGTTTCAGATATTGTTGACTCGTATTACATCTGCAAAAAGATGTATGAGAGCCTGCCCGAAGATGTCAGGATTGCGGAGGAGGACTAGGAGCCGCCTCTACGGGCTTCTCTGCCTCTTCCTTGCAGTCCTCGCGCTTGCGCCCGAAGAACTCCTTCCATCCCCATGCTATCACAAGCAGCAGCACGGGAAGATACCACAGCATCCATCCCCAGTTGTTTGTGAGTTTGCTGCCATTGAGTATTTCGTGACGGAGCCGCATCACAATAGGGGAGTCTGAAGTGGTATCAGGAATGATTTTTGGTGCGGTTTCGCAAGCCGCAAGAACGAGTGCCAGTATTGGAAGTAGTAGTCTGGTCATGGGTGCCTCCTTAAGACTTGTTTCCGGCAGCAGCAGTGCCGAAGTAGAAGCCCACAATGCTCACCAATATTTGACGAGTCTCGCTTGCGTAGATGAATCCGTTCACCTCCACGAAATATTTGCGGGTGGTTTCGGGAATGAGTCCAAACAGCCCTTCGGGTGTACGAGCATCAACCTCCACGAATGTGGGTAGCCCAAAGAACGGCAGGATGAACGGAGCGAGGAGAGTGGCAAACAGGATGGCAAGCACTATGAGTTGCCGTATGCCCTTTCCTAGGTCAATAGGAACGCGCTGTGCTGCCTTGTCCTGATTCTCTGTGGTCTGCTTGTTGGCGGCAATCAGGCGTTCAAAAATCTCTTTCTGATCCTGTGCCTTCTGTGCCATGTAACGGAATATGAATCCCGTGGCAGCACCGCCCACAAGTGAAATAAGTTCTGGTGTAAACATAAATACCCCTTTCTGCTAGAGGTATTTAGGCTTTACGCTTCTTTCTCTTTAAAATATTTGACTTGTTTACGGGTGGCATATCGGGGGGAAGCCCTGCAATCTTCGTGCCGTCTGCCACATTGGTGGGAGGTGTTACAGCCATAGGTGGGGGGAATTCCTCACGCATGAAGGACGAAAACGGCTTGAGTTTACTGTGATCCATATGTTCCTCCTCCGAACACCATGAAGTGTATCTTCTGCCGAAATCCAGCCTGATACGGAGTAGATTGTCTGATCCAAGAGTTGTCTGTAGAGTTTTGCTTTAACACTATTGCTCTAAAACCGTTTCTGTTTTTAAATTCTCTACCAACAAGCAGCATAGAATATTCTGAAATTTGTGCGTAGTCTGGAGTCGCGGCTGACAGAGGTTCGTTTTCCGAACTCAAGATAACACAGTATGTGGAGCCAGTTAGTGGTGTAGTAAATGTAATATCAAATACGCTATTTGAACTAGCACTTACTCCTTTAACATTAAAACTGTCTTCAACATAAGCAATAGGAGGAGTTACATTAGATGTTGCTGGTGGAACTACGATTGTTCCATACGCTGTAGCAATTCTTTTTGAAACAAGTGCAGGAATAACAGAATTATATGTTGCGCCAGTCACTCCAAATCCTGCCGAATTTGGAACTAGTGATTTTTTAACATCTTGATTACCTAAAACCGGAACAACAGAACCAGTTTTTATGTACGGCGTTGCAACCGATCCCTCTTCCATTTGAAATCCCCAAACATACAAGTCTAAATTTGCCATGTTTGGTGACATTGGTCTGAACAACGGAGCAGGAATGTTTGGAGTTGAAAAAGAGAAAGAGCATCGTTTCCATCCACTATGAAGATGCTGCATATTAGCGGATGTTAATGTTGCTCCAACGGGAACATTGAATACTGTAACCCCACCATTTCCGCTTGTTCTACCAAGATCAAAAAAGCATCCAAAATTGTTTCCTGCCCCTCCAACGGTCATTTCAAGAGTTCTTCCTGTCCCTGCTCTGGCGTACATGGACCAGTTCCAAGTCTTGTTTACACTTGACACACTTTGACCAATGTATTCAGATCCTCCAGTTCCTGTCATTTTTGTTACAGGAGAACTATTTGATTTATATTCCGGAGGAATAATTTGAGAATCAGACTGCATCAGAGATGCTATATTGGTTGTTCTAAAATAGTTTGATGATGTAGTGAAGTCTTCGCTGTCTCTGGCATAGTTTGCTACCCTTACCACACGCAAATCATTGTTTGTTTTCATGCCAAACACAGCAAAATTTAGGTGTACTCCCTCGTCGTTTGCTCCACCAACAATAAAATCTCCTGCTTGTGCTGTGTTTCCTCCCGCAACAGCAGGACCAGGAAAACGACTAGTAACAAATCTTATACCATTAGTGGTTCCTGCTGCCGTGCTTCCTTCTGATCCAACGCTTCTTCTCAATCCGGTGACTAATATTGGTATGGTATGGTCTTTGACTTCCGGTGTGTATATTACAACATATCCTCCACCACCCAAACTATTGGGAACAGAAAAAGAAACACCGTGTGTGCCTGTTGAAAGATAACGAACTCCAGAAACACCTACTCCATCTTGAAGCACTGCCGTAGTTGTTCCGTTTCCCAAACGAATGTGTCCCCAAGAATCACAGGCTATTTCTGGAACAGCCACGGAATAAAGATTTGCGTGTGAATATGCGGTCATGCCATCACCACCACACCAATACTAGAAGTTGCATTAGACCATAGTGTTACCGTAGATATTTGATTGTTTGTTCTTGCGGCTGCTGTGGGAACACCAAGTACAGAATAATTCAATACTCCACTACGAATATAAAATGAATGTTGTGTTTTTGGATATGTTACCGAATCTACTGCGTGAATCAGTTGACCAGAAGTCGAATAGGAGTTTACAAATATTTTGTATCTGTTGTTTACCATTGGCGTAACGAAAGTAAATTTAAGGGCACCATCGTATCTGGCATTTCCGCTAGCAACAGTTCTGCTTTCGGTATCAAGATAAAGATTATATCCATCCACAAAATTCACAGCGTCAAAACCACTCTGTGTGCTTTCTGATGAATTGTGATTGCTCACCAAAGCCCAAGCAGCAACACCAGAGTTGTGTCCAAATAAAACAGAAGGAATTGCAGACTGACTGAATGCGGTCATAGTTTTCGTAGAACCTCTGCCAACTTCATGTCCATCGGGATGTCCGCGATCACCGCTCCATCAATAATCATCCCTTCATGTATGTAGTTCAGGTACATGAGGCTTGTCTTCAGGGGAGGGTGTATGTCCGCTTCCAATTTGTGAAACAGCATTCGTGCAGCAGGATACGCACCAAACACATTCCCCATGATTACCATGTGGTTCAGCAGCAGGATGGGGCGTATCTTTCCGCTCCGCCGATACTTCTTCAAGAGCCGC